GCGGCGCTTTCCATTCGACACAAAAAAACGCGCGACATTTAGAAGGAATGCGCGCGCGATCATGTGTGTATGTGCGTATATGTATGTAGGTATATATACCTATGTATATATACTATACCCCGAACCCCGAACCCCGAACCCCGAACCCCGAAAGCCCGACCCCGAAGGGTCAGGCCCGATTGTTATTGAAACAATCCGTTGTATTCATAGTCCGATAGGAAGCGACGAAAGTTGTTGTCGCGATGTTCCTGATACTCTCCCCACTGCTCATGAAACTGTTCAGCGTCTTCGCCTTGCAAGAAGAAACTCCATCCCGCTTCCACTTCAGTCACTTGAACCCCATAGCCCAAGTCTTTCATTGTATATCCGCCAATGTTCATGATACTGCCTCCACGCTATCAATCCGAATCAATTGCGTCTCGTGCTCTTCGATTGCTCGGACATCTTCTTCGCTCAATGCGTATGCGCTATGCTGAACTTGGAAGTTCACTCGGCGCTGCATCTCTTCACTTGCGAACTCCAGCGCCTCCCACTGCTCTTCAAAGTGAATAACGTCAGGCTGCGAATCTAGACTATCAATTGCGTAGGTTACTTTCCACATTGTTTCTCTCCTGCTTGCTAGAATACTCCCACAATATCCCAAACTTTAATAGGTGTCAATAAGAAAAATAAAAAAGATTCGCGCTAGCCTGGCTAACGCGATTCGCGAACAATTGTTCGGGTTATATAATCCAGCTAGATCCGGGCGGGTTTTTTGTTGGTGGAGGAGGGGGTGGTGGTGGTCTCGAACAATTGTTCGGGTTGCCCCCGACGCCGGAGAATCCCGACCCCGAAACCCCGAATCCCGATGATTTTCCTGAGAGGCTCTGAGAGGCCCGGTGGTAACCCGAACAAGTCTTCGGGTATCCCGACCCCGAAAAAGCCCGATTCGGCGCTGAGAGGCCCGATTCTGGGGCTCTGTGGCCCCGCCAGCCGCCCCGCGCATTGCGCAGTCCTTATTCTGCGGCTTCGCCGCTATCGTATGTTATGTCATCTGCATCTAGCTCGATCATGTTTTGCTCGGGCGTTACGTCTTTCATGCGATCTTTAGCGCGGCCCATGATTTCCTGTAGCTGCTGGGTGATTTCTTCTCGGCTCATTGATTCTACGTTTTCGTGCGTAACATGGCTACGAGCGACCATAAGGCCGGTGACCTTCAGGCGCAGTTCTTCTGCCTTGATGGCTGCACCGAAGTTCCCTGCCTCCCATGCTTCGTCCCGCAGTCTCTGCATATCCCGAACAGATTTGGTAATTGTCACGCCGTATTTGCTTTCAAGCTCGTTTCGCATTTCTTCCATGCGTTCCCGAACGACTGGGTTCTTGAGTAGCTGCACGGCTCGAACATTTGGCGACTTGTACCCTGCGGCTCTTGCAGCTCCGGTCTGGGTCATATCTTTGTGAATGTAGTTATCGAGAAACTTTTGCTGCTGCGGCTGCAACCTACGTCCACCCTTCTCGATTTGCTCACCGACCTTTGGCATCGTGCTTCCCATTCATGCAATCCTTGATCCACAATAGCCCTGCGGCTCAATTCATGCAAGCCCCAACATTTCCCATAATCGCAAAACATCAGGCATTCTTAAAATAACATCAGGGGGGGGTAGGGTATATACCCCCCCCTATAGGGGGGTGACGTAGTTGACGTAAAATAACGTATTGGTTTTACTACATTTTCTACGTCAAAACGCATTTCTGACGTAGTTGACGTAAACTCATAAACCATTGCTATTGTTTAACATTTTACATTACGTCAACTACGTCAACTTTTGACGTGAATTTTTTTGACGTAAAATATCCAATAAAAACAGATCATAATTTTTCTTACATTTTATGCTTGACGTTCCCATTCTTAATGGGTATCTATGGGACATCTAGTAAAACGGAGTATATGACATGACCAAATATAACGGATGGACAAACTACGAAACTTGGCTTGTTGGCCTGTGGTACAGTGACAGTTACAACGAGTATTTCCTTGAGCAGTTCCGCGAGGGTGAGTTGTTGCAGCGTGTTAATGCTGACCAGTTGCGCGATTATGTGATTGAGGGTTTCATGGACGATCAAACGCCCGAAAATGGCCTTGTGACTGACTTGGTCAACAACGCTATGAGCCAAGTAAATTGGCGCGAGTTGGCGGACCATGTTGAAGAGTTGCTGCAATATGAGATGGAGAACGCGTAATGTTATATATGGCATATGGAATGAACACGAACAGGGACGCGATGGCTAATCGCTGCCCGAAGGCCAAACCGTTGGGCGGGTTTTACCTGCCCGACACGCGGCTAGTCTTTCGCGGCGTTGCTGATATTGTACCAGATCCGGACTATATCTGCCCTGTTGTTTTGTGGGAGATTACTCACGATTGCTTGCGCGCTCTTGACAGGTTGGAAGGTTATCCGACTTTATACAATCGGCGTAAGGTTAATTGCGGTTGGTTGGTTTATGAAATGAATGACAAAACCCGAACAAGTCCCCCGAATGGTGGGTATTATAAGATGATTGAGGACGGGTACAAAGAGTTCGGGTTAGACGACTATTGTTTGCGCCGTGCTTTATCTGAAGCAGAAGAGGTTGCGGCATGAGTTGGGGTGACTGGGAAGATTGGATCATTGGCGCGGTTTCGGCTGCGCTGGTGATTTTTTGGATTGCTGGCGTTTCTGCTGGCTGGTTTTAGGAGTTTTGAGATGGCTAAGAGAGTATATAAGGCTTGGACTGAGTACGAAGACAAAACCCTTCGAGAGTGGAAGAAGAAGAAAGTTAGAGTGCGTCACATGGCGGAGGTTTTAGGCCGAAGTGAAATATCGGTTCGGAACCGCATTGCTGCTCTTGGCATCAGCAATAAACGCAAAAGAAAAAATTCATGGCTTGATCGGTTATTTTTTTGGCGCTAGGCTTTAAGTGAGGAGTGGTTTCCTCTCATTTTTCTCCAATTCGAAAAAAGAAGGGGGGCGGTTTTTCCGCCCTTCTTTATGTTTGCAACCCGAACAAGTGTTCGATATATTTTAGGTGCAAGCCTCTGCTCGGTGCTTGCCTTACTCGATAAACTCCCCCGCTTGGCTAGGTTTCGCACTGCAACGGCGGGGGTTTTTTTATGCCTTGCGCTTCTGGGCGAGTTTCCCCCGATGACAAAACGGATTTAAATCCCGATTATAATCCGCCCCGAACATAATTTTTATTATTTAGTTGTTGACCCCAATCATAAGATTTGTTATGCAAGGTTATCTAGTAAACAATGGAGAATTATCATGGGATTAGATATGTATCTTACAGGCGACAAGTACGCGCCGTCTTTCGGGGACAACAAGCGTGAGGTTGTTGATGGTTATGAGGTTGAGAGCCAGCGGTTGAAGCTGGGTTACTGGCGCAAGCACTGGGCGCTGCACAATTACATTGAGGAGAATTACAGCGAGGATAACGGCGGTAGGTTTTACCTTGAGAGTGAAGACTTGCGCGATATTGGCAAGGCTGTTGCTGAGGGTAAGCTGGTTGATCCCGATGATCTTGATGATATGCCGAGCTACCGCAGCGTTTATGCTCATTGGCGCGAACCCGAACAAGTTCGTGAAACTGTCAATACGCTTCGCAAAGCTGCTGACTGGCTTGATGGCGGAGAATGGAATTCTGTTGAATATGTGGGGAGTTGGTAGGATGAGTAAGATTGGCAATTATGTTGTGAGTTTGCAGGAAAGCGCGATGATGCCGTGCCCCGATTGCGATGGTGATGGTATTGTGGCTGTTGAAGTTCCGATGCCACATTCACCGAGCCGCGATATTGGGGAGCTTTACGAAGAAATGCACCATTGTGAGCTTTGCGATGGCTTGGGAGAGATTGAGCGGGAGGATGAAGATGAGTGAGCGTAATTATGAGTATGATGCCGATGCTTCTTTTGATGATTTGGCTAGAGCGTTAGGCGCGATGCTAGTTCTTACAACAGAGATCGGTCATCGTGAAGATATATTGGCGGCTACGATCAGCCAATTATGTGATGCGTTTATTGGGATGTTAATTTTGGAGAGCGGTGATGAGGTAAAGATGACTGATCGTGATATAAACAAGATAACGAAGACAACAAGTGCCGCTGGGGTGCGTTGGATGTTGGACGAGGTATTTCGCAAAGTGTTTGGGGAGAAGTGGTGATGGATAAACCTACATTCCGTTACTTACTCGACCGCTTGGAAGAGGTAAAAACGCAGTCTGATCTGGACAGTATTAAGGACGAGGTTGAGGGGCTTTTGCCCCTTGATCGCTTCGAGGTTGATGAAAAGGGCTTTGATGTGCTGGGCGCGATTGACGATGTTAAGCGTGATTACATTGGCAGAGCTTTGAAGAAAGCCCCGACTTTATACGAGGCGGCAGATTTGCTCGGGTTAAAGAGCTATCAGGTTCTTGTGAATTGGATGAAGAAGCTGGGAGTGAGCAAATGATTGCTAGTATGTGCTTGGCGCTTGCCCTTTACCATGAGGCTAGAGGGGAGCCGCACTACGGGCAGCTTATGGTTGCTCGTGTGATTGTAAACCGCGTTCAGTCTAATAATTTCCCCGACAGCATTTGCGATGTTGTGATGCAACCCCGGCAGTTTTCTTTTGTTCGGGATGGCAAGATCCCGAAGCCCGAAGACGAGACTTCTTGGCAGAGTTCTCAAGACTTGGCTGCTGAGATTGTCAAAGATGTTCGGGTTTTGCCTTACTCTGCTGCGGATCATTACCATGCTTTGAGGGTAAAGCCTGTTTGGAGAAAGGATCTTCATGAGGTTACGCAAGTTGGCAACCACATTTTCTACTCCCGAAAAGATCCGTCTGATTTGCTTGGCAAGATTCGCCCGAAGTCAAGGCCCGAAAGTTTGGTTAAACCCGAACAATTTTCTTTTATGAGGTGGCTTGGTTTGTTATAAGTTTCGAGTGGGTAGCTTTCATCAGCAAGATATACTGACTTTGCCACGGGAATGGCGGTTGTTTAACCTCGGATGACGTTGCTACCAAATGTGCCAACATTATTTTCAACGGCTACCCACACGATTACTTAGTATTCAACTAAGTTTAAATTCTTCTTCTTGAGTTTCATTTCTAGGTCGGCCTCTTTAAGAGAGTTTGGCCCTCTTGTACCCCTAAAAACTATGTTGTGAATTGATCCAGTTGCGCCTCGTCTTTCTGCAAGAAGAACACCAGCTTGATGGTTCACAATACATAAGTCATCTTTGGAAGTATTTGATGGATCAACTAAACCCTCACAAAGGTCTTTGGCTCTTTCTTTTAGCGCCTTATCAAGGTTGCCTGCGTCTTCGAATGTCTGTGCCTCAATATCAATAACGATAACGGCTCTTAAAGGTTTTCCCATTTTATTTCCTCTCCGGTTATGAGGCTTAATAAATACACCAGTTAAAATATTTTGCAAGTATGTTTATTTAAACAAAAACCCCCGAACCGAAGTTCGAGGGTTTGTTCACTTAGCATTGAGGTTAGTAAGACCTCTTTGAACATACAATCATATAACAAGCATTATGTCCACACGATTACTTTCTTGGAAGACCATATCTGTTCTTAACTTGCGTTACTGCTTGATGAGATTTACCGAGTAGTTCTGCAATTTCAAATACCTTCATACCCTTAATTAACATTCTGTTTATAACTTTTGCATTTTCAGAAAGTTCCAGCTTTGGCGCTCCCCCTAGCTTTCCAAACTTTCCTGCATTCTGTCCGTTTTTTGCTTGAGGTGAAGGGACTAGCTTTGGGTTCGCCACTCTGTCAATTTTGTTTTGACGATCCCAAGCCTTTTTGTATATGTCTTGATACTTATCAATCTGCCATTGCTCTGGTTTCTGCTTCAATTTCCTCATCCCTTTCTTTTATTTTTTCTTCCAGTATATCAAGTAGGGCTTCTATCTCTTCCATTTGCTGCTTAACATTATGGTTTCCTCTTTCTTCCGCTCTTTTTTTCCCAGTAAAAGCGCACCTTTTAGTTCTTTCTAATACTTTAGCGATGTCTACGTCCATTTCGCTTCTCCCTTTAAGATGATTGCGTCTCCTACGATGCCTGTGTCGCACAGTTTGGAAGCCTCTTCATTGAATGGCAATCCCTTGAGCAATCCCTCTTCATTAACGAGGACTTGAATATCTGGGTTAGTAGGTGATCGAACCATTTCTACATAGCCACCCACCAGTTCTTGCGCACGTTCTAATGACGGCGCTTCTTCATTGAATACATGAATCATATCGTTCTCCTTTTTGCATATGGGATTATTACCATTAATTACCATTAGAAGCAACAAAAAAGTTAATTGGATAGCAAGTTCAATTAACCTTTTAACCCGAACAAATTATCGGGTTATATGTTGTCCCGGCCTGTCTGGCGTTCATATTCGCCATTAGCAAGCGGGCCATTCATAGTACCTAGCCATTTCTCTGATCCGCCTGTCGATAATGCGTACTTACGGATAAGACCTGCTGATGTTGCAGCAGTAATAGCGGCCTTAATTGTACTTTCCGACCCTGCGCTTTTAAGAAATATAACACACGGCTCACCTGAGTTTGATTCATGTACGGCATGATAAAGACCATCGTTTGCCCCGCCGTGACTAACGGCACGACCTTCGTTTTCACGCATACGCACGAATTCAGCAATGTGTTCGAGTCTCTGACGAACTGTTGTGGACATTGCCAGCGAGCGAATATCTGCTGATCTGTCTTCGAGCAAGCCTGTGTTCGGGTTGCGAATAAAGTGTCTGATGTCTCGATTAGCTGGCCCGTTTGATTTCACGACTGCTCCATCAAACACGCCATTGCGTGTGTATTCTATGCCCAAATCTCTGCATCTTTGCCGTCCCGTGCTTTCGTCTACTGACCAAACCGAGAATGCGCAGCGCACGCCATCAACGATAGCTGATGTACCACGAATAAGATTACGCGCTTGCTCTGGCGTTTTAATTGGCTCGTTGTCTTTGATCT